GTGGACGCGGCCGCTTTAGTCGGCGAAAGTATAGGGGACTATCACGCCGGGCAGACGGTACCGTCGGCGGTGACACGCCAGCGCGCCGTCTCTGCGCCGCTGAGCATCCGGTGCATGTCGTCGTGGCAGGTGAGGCACAGGAGCATCAGGTTGTCCGGGCTCAGGGTGATCGCCGGGTCGTCCAGGTTGTCGGGCGTCAGCGGCGTGCGGTGGTGCACCTCATCGCCGGGCTCGATCAGGCCGGCGGCCAGGCAGCGCTCGCACAGGTACCAGTGGTCTCTGGCGTAGCTCTCCCTGCATCGTTTCCATTCGGCTGACCAGTAGAACCGCTTCGCGAAACTCTCCGAACGCATAGCCCGACCTCCCTGCCCATGATGGCGGCAAACCGGCGCGGCCTTCAAGGTGAACTTTCACTATCCCCTTTGGGGAAACACGGACAGATGAACAGACATGAAAACCTACATTATATAATCAGGTGACGGATACGCCGGTTTTTCGGCTGAGTGCCCATCCCCGCAAAAACGGACAGACAAACCCCGGGCAAATAAAAAGGCCGCCCTCAGATGAAGGACGGCATCTTTGACGCGGCGGCGTCGGTGGTCTCCCGATCCAGGCCGATGTAGTGCAGCGTCACCCCGGTGTCGGAGTGCCCCAGCTGCTTCTGAACGATGGACAGGTCGCGGCCGCTGGCGATGTACAGGCTGTAGGCGTAGGTCTTGCGCATGGTGTGCGTGCCCACGTGGCCGGTGTAGCCGGTGGCGGCTGCCACGCTCTGGACGATCCGCCGGGCGGTGCGGCGGTCGATGGCCTTCGGCTGGCCGTCGCGGCCGCGCTGGCGGCTGGTGAACAGGTAGTCCTCCGGCGCCAAGCCGGCGGTCATCTGGTCGATGACCCTCCGCACATCCGCCTTGAGTTTGATGTCCGCCTCTCTCCCCGTCTTCCTGGCCACCACCACCAGGCGCTCATGGCCGCGGATGTCCCGGACGCGGAGGCGGACGATGTCGCTGATCCGCAGCCCGGTATTGAACCCGATCAGCAGGAGCAGGTACCAGCTGACGCCGCTGCGGCGGGTGAGGTCGTGCTCCCTGGCGGTGCGAAGCCATCGGGCCACGGTGGCCGTGTCTTTGATGGGCTGGCTGGTGCGGGTGCCGGTGAGCCGTGCCCGGTGGGCGCGCTGGCGATCCTCGATGGCCTCCTGCGTCTCCCGGCCTCCCTGCCAGCCGGGTGCGCTCTCCCGCCTCACCATAGCTCGTCCCCCGTGTTGGGCACGTCATCGTCCGTGGGCTCCGAGTCGTCCATGAAGGGCCACTCCGGGTCGTCCTCGTATTCGTCCTCGGTTATGATGGCGATGCGCTCCTGCTGGTTCTCCACGAACTCCAGCGCCCGGCTCAGCTCCTCGGCCAGGCGGTGATTCTCGGTCTGCTCGGCCAGGGCGACGCCCCTGCGCAGCGCCCAGCACGCTTCGTCAAACGTCATGATCTCCATGTTGCTGCTCCTCCCGTATCAGGCCCCGCATGGCGGCGTGGATCGCCGCGGCGGCCACCCATTTGTCCAGATACCTCTTGCTGGTGGAGACGTCCACGTCCATCCGCTCGGCCAGCTGCTCCAGGGTGATCCGGTCGGTGCCGCCGTAGTACAGGCGGATCGCCCGGCTCTCCTTGGCGTCTGTGCCGAAATCCCGGAACGTTGCGCCGAAGGCCGCCCGCCACTCCGGGGACGCGTGACCCGCCGCCAGCTGACGCAGCGCCCGCTGCACCGCTCTGGTGGCGATCCTGTCCATCCGCCTGCCCATGATGCCGTCGCCTCCCGCTCAGAATGGCAGATCCAGATCGTCCTCCTGGGTGAACTCCCGCGCCCAGTCCCGGCCGCAGACGTGGATGGGCAGGCCGATGCCCCGGCGGACGTCCCCGGGCAGCACCCGGACGCCCAGCGCCCGCTGGCCGGTGAAGGTCAGCATGGCCACGGCCTTGTCCGCCTCGCCCCGCCCCTCGTAGGTGCCGAAGAGCACGGGATCGGTGAGCACCTGGTTGTGCCACGCGTCCAGGAGGATCACCACCTCCCGGCCACATGTCGGGCACTTCGCGCCAGACTCCGCCTCCCAGAGCAGGGCATTGCCCTCGACATGCCAGCGGATGCCGCTCATGCCAGGATCCCCGCCGCCTTCGCCCGATCGGCGAACCAGCTGGGCAGCTCGTCGTCATTCTCCTGGGCATAGCTCCGCTGGCTGTATTGCTGGGCGGCCACGGGCTTGCCGATGACCTGCGGCGCTGCCGGCCTGGGCGCCGGCGGCTCGTCATTCCACCGCTCCCCGTTGAGCCAGGTGGTCGGGTGCGGGATGTACCGCTCCCCGTCCCGCGTCCACTGATCGGACGCCTTCCACTTCGCCAGGGATGCCAGCATGGCCGTCAGCTTCGCCTCGTCCGGGTTGATCCTCATGAAGACCCGGTGAGCGTCCTTCCTGTCCACCTTCCGCGGGTACGCCTGCCAGAACCGCTCGAAGCGCTCCTCCGCCTCGCGCGCGCGCGCCTGCTTGGTGAGTTTCTCAGCATCTGCTTCTGCATCTGTCTCAGCTTCTGCTTCTGCTTCTGGCTTCGGTTTGCTTTCGTTTGCTTCCGTTTGCTTGGTTTTGCTTTCGTTTGCTTCTGTTTGCTTCGGTTTGCTTGTGGCACCACCGCGTGATCCGGCGGCGGCGCGCTTCTCGGCCAGCTCGTTGGCGGCGTCCACCCGCTGCCGGAGGCTCTCCCAGACCAGCCACTCCAGCGCCTCAGCGGGCCAGTCGGGCTCCTCGCCGGTGAAGGCGTAGACCATCATGGCCTCGTAGAGACGGCACCGGGCGTCCTCCGGATAGCGCTGCACCGCCCGCATGGTCTCGGGGTACATCTGCAGATAGTTGAGCATGGTATCCTCCTTATGATCTCTCCACCACGGCATAGCGCCGCACCGTCCAGATCGCCAGGCCGAGGCGCTTGGCGATGTCCACCTGTCTCATGCCGCCGTCGTAGAGGCGCTGAATCTCGGCCACCAGGGTGCGATCCAGCGCCTGCGCGGCGGCTTTGGATTCGAAGCTACGCTCCCAGTCCCGCATGCAGCGGTAGGAGCACAGGCAGCGGCTGTGGCTGTAATATCCCCAGTCCTCCTCGGGGCAGTTGAGCCGGAACCGTTTCCCGCACATCGGGCATTTGCGCGGGCGCCACTGGGTGCCGATGGCCTCCTGGGCGTCCGCCAGGGAGATGAACCCGGGCAGGGTGCCGGGTGCCTTATGGGGCATCTTCCCGCCTCCTCTGCATCTCGTCCTGGATGTACCGCTTGGCGGTGTGCGGGCTGACCCCCAGCTGCCGGGAAATCTCCGCGTAGCTGATCTCCGGGGTCTCCTGGTAGAGCCGGAGGATGGCCTCGGCTGTCTCCGGCGGCAGGAAGTTCCGCGGATGGGCGGCGCGGCGCTCCCGCTGCCGCATGCACCCGTAGGAGCAGCACAGCTTGTTTTTCGACCGGTACGCCCACTCCTCGGTGGGGTAGAACCGCCGCCCGCACTCCGGGCACTTGGTGCCGGTGCGCGCCCCGTTGGGCGTCCGGAAATTCTCCGGCGCGTCGCTCAGCGGGATCACCCCCGGGACATAGACCGCGTGATCGCTCATGCCGCCGCGCCTCCTCAGTAGCCCTGGTCTTTCAAAAATTTCTTGCAGTGCTCCACGTAGGTGGGGCGAGGCACGATCTTTTTTCCCTTCCGTTTGCGGGAGGCCATGAATTTCTTGATGGCCAGCACCTCGTTCTGGCTGTACATGTACGGGAGCTTCCCCGTTTTTTCCGGGATGCCGGCCTGCTTTTTCACGCGGCCGAATGAGCTGACGGAGATCCCGAGGCCCAGCGCGGCCTCTTTGGCGGTGTAGATGGGGTCGTCTCTGGTCATTTGAGATCATCCTCCTCCGGCTCGGGCACTGTGATCCGCTCCAGCCAGGCCACCGCGGCCCAGTTGACCACCTGCATCCCCGCCACGGCGCTCTCCCGCCAGGCGAATGGGCGCTCCTGGATCTGCAGCTGCTCGGGGTTGTAAAGGCACTTGTTGCCGTTCTGGAAATAGACCTTGATCTTCTCAGCCATGTGGAACCTCCCCCTGCGTTTGTGCTATACTCTCCACCGAGGAGGTGACCCCCGTGGAGTATGTCCTGTTAGCCCCCGTCCTGATCCTGGCCTGGCTGGTGTACCACTACCGGATCAGCGACGAGGCTTTCAACCGCGCCTATAATCAGGCGATGTGGGATGATTACCGCTATGCCCGGAAGCACCCGGGCTGCACCCTGGAGGAAGCTCACGCGAACCGCCGCCGGGTGCGGAAGATCTACGGGCGGCCCTGACCGATCTGGCCAGGGCTCTTTTTCAGTGCCGGCGCTCTACCCATTCGCCGACCTCGGCGCTGTTGTACTGATCCTCACTGACTGACCAGGTGTCGGTTTTGCCATCGGCGGACACGATGAACAGCCATTGCTCCGGATTGTGGTGCGTTCTTCGCACCGGGATGCGGACACTCCCGGATTTGATGAACGTGGTGGTGTGGTAGGTGTGCGCCGCCTTGTGCCACTTGTCCACCAGCGTCCCCGCGTCCAGGTGATTGGCCGCCTTGTAGAGGCAAATGCCCACGACAAACGCAATGAATACCACCAGGGCGGCGACCGCGCCGACGATCGCCCAATCCACGCGATCCAGAGAACGAAGCCTACGCCGGGGCTCTGGCCGCGTCATCTTTTCCCAGGTCTTCGCGTCACGGTTCGGCATCGCTCGCACGCCTCAACGCCTCCCTCCGTTTCTTCTCCGCTCGCCGGATGGCTCTCCGCCTCTCGCGGTATGACCATTCGAATGCATCTTCCATCCACCGCCAGAGATCGCTTCGGCGGCTCAGCTTCTTCCGGCTGACCATCACTCGCGCATTCAGCGTGAAGGTGCTTCCGCCTGTGATCGGTTGCCAGGCCTCGAACGGCTCTTCATCGGTGTACAGGCCCGGCAACGTGTTGATCTCGACCGGGGTACCATCTTCTAAGACCAGCTGTCCCGCGCCGAACGGGTTCTCATGTGGCGGCATCCTCGCTCACCTCACTCCCTGTAATCGTTGTAGACCTCAACTTCCCAGTCACATCCGAGCCGTGCGAGTTCCTTCTTGTTGTAAGACCGCGCCGCTACCGTTACAACGAAGTCCGGCTGGTCAAACTCTTTCGACAGGGCCAGTAGGCACTGTTCCAGATTGTCGTACTCCCTGACCTCGTCAAGGTCTCCTCTTGTCATGCTGACATGAGCCTTCATTTCTGCACCTCCTCCGGCGGTTCTGGTAGCGGCATCCAATAACATACGGGGCCTTGCTCGTCATCGTCCCATACATCCCAATCATAGTTTGTGTATTTGTACTCCCAGTGGATGACTTCGCTTTCGTACTTTGCAACCATCATCTTCCCTTCATCGTTGCACACCAGCACAAATTTCCCATCATCCGGAAGTCTGTCCTTGACGCTGACCCATTGCGGAGCTTTCATGCCGATAGCCGCCCATTCTGTGATGGTCTTGCCATTATGCACAGGCGTGTTCAACGCCTTTTCCACTCCACGCTGAATGATGCTTTCAAGGTTGAACTCAGCCATGGTCTCCCTCCTTCGGCCATTCTTTCCTCCGTTCTGTCTCGCTCAGAAACATCATACTCCCGCAATGGGGGCAATACTTACATAGGGTAGCCGATATGCCTTCAACCTTCTCACACACGGAACAGCGGAAGTGATGTGGTCTGTCCCATAGCCATTCGCCTGACGATGGTTTTGCCTTCAGCAGGGCAAGAACAGCTTCAACGGCATCCCACGCATCATCGCTGTACGGGCAAGTCCTGAATCCTCGGCACGAGGCAGAAAGGCATTCTTCCAGTCGTTTGATAACCTTCTCCGTGTCAGGCATCCCACTTCACCTTCTTTCCGCACCACGGGCAGTATCTCGGCTTGCCCAACGGTATCTCAATTCCACAATTGCCACACATCATCACGCTTTTGTCAGCTGTCGGATGAGTCCATCGCGGCTTCACAGGCTCTTGCTCTGCCAGCATCTGCATGGCGTTCAGACACGCCTTGTGTGCCTCGCGGAGGGCTTTGAGCAGTTCATCCTGGTCAGGCATCCTCCCACCTCCGGTTCCACCGCTCCGCAACTTCCTCCGGCGGGAGCGGTTCGTCTGTAAAATCATCCACAGGCTCGATCGTCTGCCATTGTAGGATACAACCGTCATGATGCCAGCCGTGCACCGCATTGTAGGCCTCGCCGTTCGGATACTCTTTGCGTTCGATCCTCACAGAGCATCCGCAGAACGGGCATGGTTTCAGCTCGAAGTTCATGTTTCCGCCTCCAGTTTGTCCTCGGTCAGGTACACATGGCCCCGCAGCGTTCCACTCCCGATCAGCACATCGTCAACGCCGAATATGTCCATGTCCTCACCGTGGTTCTCAGGGTCGAAGCACAGCACTTGCAAATCATTGTTTTCGAAGCCGTTCCCCGCGTCATAGAACACGATGTCCTCCGGGTTGCACTTCTGGAGGAGTTCAATCAGCTCACGGACTTTCATTGCCCCACGCCGCCTCCTCTCTCTCCCGCTGCGTGGGCTCCGCGTCCCAGTAGCGGTACTGGTCAGCCCGGGTCACCATGAGGGTCACCGGGTGCGTCCCGCCCTCATAGCGGAGCACCAGGCGTTTGGCTATTCTGCGGGTGACCACCGCCCGCACGACGGAGCCCCAGGCTGACTCCTCCCAGACGGTCAGGCCTGGGGTGATGTCATCCCAGGGGATCAGGTTCGCCATCTCCCTCGCCCTCCTTTGCCAGATAGTAATAGATCAGCCGCTTCCGTCCACGGGTCAGGCCGCCATAAGTCATTCCCCAGGCCACGGGCTCCTGGCGGACGATCCGTTTCTCCCGGATGTCAAGGCCGCTGCGTTGCAGGCGCTTGATGGCCCAGGTCACCTGGTCCCGGGATTCCAGGTCGAACCATTGCATGGCCTGTTTCACGGTCATCCCGCCCCGGTGCTTGAAGTGCCAGGCCATGAGCCCTTGCTGGATGTTACGCCGGCGGCGTATTTCGCTCATGGCCACGCCGTCTCCTCCCTGTCCTGTTGTGAGGGCATCGCGCTCCAGTAGCGCATCCGCAGACCGCTGGTGGGATAGTAGAACATCCCCTCGCGGATCTGGACGGGGTAGCCGTCGGGGTTCATCAGCTGCGGGTTGTTCTCCCCGTGATTGACCCGCATCATGGGCTGGAGCACGTCCTCCTCCTGGCTGTAGGTGTCCAGGAGCTGCTCCATGGGGGTGTCCCGGGTGTATTGATTTTCTTCCCAGACCACGGCGCCCTCGGGGAGCGCCAGGAGCTCCTGGAGGGTGAGCACCCGGGGCCTGTTGAGCGTGATCTCGGTTTGAATCCATACCCGGGCCTGCCGGATCACCCGGAGATCATCCAGCGGGAGCACCCCGGTCAGGGTGCCGATGCGATCCAGGGCGTTGAGCATCGGCTGGGCCATGGTTTGCAATTCGCGCCAGTCCATCGCCATCACTCCTCCCTCCCCTTCCGCCGGGTCTCCAGCATCCGCTGCACCTGTTCTGGGAGATCCTCCCGGACGACCTCGGCCAGGGCGCGGGCCTCCTCCTCGTCCTTCGATCCGCTGACGATGATGTCGGTCAGCAGGGACATGGCGCCCCGGAGGCACAGGTCTCCGTTGCCCTGGTAGGTCTTCGACACGCCGCTGTGATCCACCAGGTAGACCAGCGCGGCGGCGCGATCTGTGGCGTAATCGTCGCCGAGGTAGGCCAGGAGCACCTGCATGTCCTGCCGGCGGTTGCCGCTCATGCGCTCGCCTCCCTGCGTCCCACGTGTACCTCCCCAGCCCGGAGCACCTCCAGGGCCTCCCGGAGAAGCACCACCAGGCAGTCGCTCCGCCCGTAATACGGGCATTTCGTGCAGGGCGGATCCTCCCGCCGCTGCTCGGAGCAGATCTCCATGGCCAGGATCACCCGCTCCCGCTGTCCCATCTCGTTCATGGTTCATCCCCCTTATTCAGACCGAAGTCGGTCTGCTTTTCCTTGGTGGGCTGACTCGAATCCGCCGCCCGGCGGAAATAGGCTGTCCAGATGGCCACCAGCGCCTCGCCGCTGGCGTAGCCCTCGATCCCCGGGGGCAGCTGCCCTGCCCCCGCCATCAGCTCCGCCGCGTCCCGGATGCCGATGCTGTCCTGCAGATCCGTCAGGCGTTGCGCGGCGCTCCGGATCAGCTGGTTGTCCTGGTGGACGGGGCATGGTTTTTTTACGGCCAGCCCCCACATCCGCTGGGCCAGGTCATACGTCCTCATGGTCATACGCCTCCTCGATGGTGTGTAATGGCGGACAGGCGACCGCGCATTTGCAGCCTGGGCTGTGGGCCGTGCGCGATACCGTAGGCAAGGGGATGGGAATCCCACCGGCTCCCGGGGAGCGCCGCCGCCGGGGAAAAACTGAGTCAGAATCCGGATGCCGTCTCTCTGGACGGTCGTTAATCCGGAAGGCGCCGCGGGCGGTGCTGCCCCGCCGGCTGAGGTTGGCACATCCTCGCGCCCCGCGTCCCCGCTGGACTGTGAGAGGGTTTTTGCTCACTCCTTATTCATTGCATACCCGGGGACGAAGAGCACCCGCCCCCGCTGGGGCGCGGCATGGGGTTATTCCGGCATTTCCTCCGGCTCCGGCAGCGGCCTCTGCAGGAGATTCCTCAGCTCCTGGTGTTCCCGGGGGCTGATCCTGCTGGTGGACTCCAGCCAGCTGAGGATGGCCCTGTAGGTGCGGACAGCGTCCGCCGGGGCGGTTTGCACCCCGCCCTCTCCGTGGGTCTCCAGGATCAGCTCGGCCAGGTACTCGGCCTCGACTTCCTGCAATGGGTGCGCCTGGGTGATCCAGCGCACGATGTCCGTGACCTGGTGGCCGACCTTGCAGCGCTCAGTGAAGGTCATCATACAGCCGCCCTCCTCACACGTTGTCCAGGTGCAGGAGGAATGCCATGGCCGCCTCCAGCTGGTGCTCGGAGAACTCGGCGAAGGCTGCGTCTTCCACATCCACCGTGGTGAGCGCGTTTTCTTTCAGGCCCTCCTGGCTGATCTCCAGGGCGGCGCGGTTCCCGGCTTTGATGTCCCGGGCGCGCTCCCTGGTCAGGTGCCGACGGTTGTCCACCACGAACCGCCGCATGCTCTCGATGGCGTCAATCAGAGAGCTGTATGCTGACATGTTGTCCCCTCCTTATCGTTCCGCCGGAACAGTCTCCGGCATCTCCGTCCCCGTCATGAACCGCCAGAACGCCCGGCGCGGGATCTTCACGTGGCTCCCGCTCCGCAGCACCGGGAACCCCAGGCTGGCCGGGTCATCCCTGGCGGCGATGTTGATGTAGTACGGCGTGACGCCCAGGATGGGCGCAATGTCCGCCGGCTTCAGCATCTCATGGTCAAGCGTCGGAATGTCCGTCAGCCTCATCTGGTTTCGCCTCCTCCTGGATGTAGATCTTGACGAGCTCGGACTCAGGAAGCGCGAGCGCCGCAGATAGCGCCGGCAGCAGCGCCCGACGCGGCACAGACCGCCCGTTCTCCCATAGCGCCACCGATGGCTGGGATGCACCCACGGCCTCAGCAAGCTGCGCCTGGGTCATGCCCAATGCCTTACGGCGTATTCTGATAATCGACATCATCGCACCTCCCGTTTATCAACGTGATTAATAATAACACCCAAAATTAATAAAGTCAATGCCTATTTTAATAGTCAATTGATTTTTATTAATTTTTGTAATATCATAAAGCCACAGAGCGAGGAGGTGATGTCATGGCGAAGGGTGAGATGCTCAAATTTCTGCGCAAGCAAAGAGGGTACAGCCAGGAGCAGATCGCGCGGAAGCTTGGCGTCACGCAAGGCACCGTCAGCAATTGGGAAAACGGGACTGCGGAACCGTCAGCCAAAAAGCTGACAGCCCTTGCAGAAATTTACTGCGTTAGTGTGGACACGCTGATGGGGCATGCAGTGGGCGACCAGGAGGCGGTAGACACTGACACCATGCAGCTCAGGGAGCAGCTGCGGCGGCGGCCGGAGATGAAGGTGCTGTTTGACGCTGCGGGGAAAGCCACGCCGGAGCAGATCAACGCGGTGGTGGCGATGCTGGAGGTCATGGGAGGGACGAAACGTGACTGATTTGCGGGAGCCGGAGGACTACAGCGTGGTGCTGGTGCCGTTCCCGGGCAGCGTCCATGCCTGCGTGTGCGTGGACGAGCTGGGCTATGCCACGATCTACATCAATGTCAAAATCTCACCGGAAGCCCGCCTGCGCGCCCTGGATCACGAGCTGTACCACATGAAACGGGGGCATTTCTGGAACCATTACACCATTTACGAGGCCGAGGCTGAGGCCTACCACATGAGGCCGCTGGGAGAGCTGAAACAGGTGCTCTGCCGCTCGTTTCGTGAACTGACGGACGCGGAGCGCGCCGCCCTGGCGGTGAACATCCGTGATGGCGCCTCCCACCTGCGGCAGCTGACGCGGCAGGCCGCGGATAGCAGCGCCCCGCTCTGCCAGATTCTGCGCGAGCTGCGCAAAGAGAAAAGGCTCACCCGGGCGGAGCTGAGCAGCATGGCCGGGGTGAGCCAGGAGACCATCAAACGAATAGAGGACGGGGCAGAATCACCCTCTGCGGATCTGCTGCGCTATCTGGGAGAGCTCTATGGAGTGGTGTTTAAGGGAGGAGGGGCTGCGTGATGAAAAAACTGATGTTAGTGATCCTGGCGGCGATGATGCTGGTGGGCGTGGCGGTTGCTGAGGATGTTGATCTCAGCAATCTGACATATGATGAGCTGGTGACGTTGAGAAACCGGTGCCAACAGGAGATGTTTTCCCGCGATGAATGGCAAGAGGTGACCGTGCCGCCGGGAGTTTACATTGTTGGCGTGGATATCCCCGCCGGCACGTGGACGGTGCATTGTTCAGAGGAAAACACAAGAATTTTGTCTTTGCAATGGTCAAGGCTCGAATGGGGTGACGCGCTGGATAATAACGAGCATAGCATCGCATATGGCAGCAATGGCGACGTTGTCTATCTGTACAGCAAAGCGTCGGACAAGTACACCGCGGCGAACTACACATATACGTTCACGGTGCGAGAAGGCCAGTATATAGTCATCCCGCATGGTTACAATTCTGTCGTTTTTACTCCACCGGTTGGCAAGCTCGATCTCGGTTTCAAGTGAGGTGACCTGCATGACCTGCCCCCGCTGCCACCGGGAGATCCCGGGGGACGCTGTGCTCTGCTGCTACTGCGGGCGGGTGATCGTCAAGCGCAAGCCTGCCACGCGGCGCGGGAACGGCCAGGGGTACGTGTACAAGCGCGGGGACACCTGGTCGGCCCGGGTGACGGTGGGATTCGTCAGCCGCGGAGACGGGCGGACACCCCTGCAGAAATACCGCACCAAGGGTGGCTTTGCCACCAAGGCCGAGGCGCTGGCGGCGATCCCCACCCTCAAAGAGACACGGCCTGATCACGCGCCCACGCTGTCGGAGTACTGGCTGATCTATTCCAAGGGCGAGCTGCTGAAACTCTCGCCGTCGAAGGGGCTGGCCTACCGGATCGCGTGGAAAAAGCTGGAGCCGCTGGCCTACAAACCCGTGGACGCCATCACCGTGGGCGACCTGCGCCGGACGGTCTCCACCGCCTGCCCCACCTACTACCCCGCCCGGGACTGCAAGAACCTGCTCTCCCACCTGTACCGCTTGGCCGGGGCCGATGGGTGGGTGCCCATGGATCGCCCCTCCTACATCCTCCTGCCGCCGCTGAAGGAGCGGGAGCGCACGCCGTTCACCAGCGAGGAACAGGCGGCGCTGTGGAAGCTGTGGGAGGCCGGGGACGCCCGCGCCGCGCTGCCCCTGATTATGATCTACACCGGCATGATGCCCGGCGAGTTGATGGATCTGCAGCCCGGCATGATCGACCTGGACGCGCAGAAGATCCTCGGCGCCGGCAAAAAAACCAGGGTGCGCCGGGAGTCCCCCATCTACATCCCCGCCTCCATCGTCCCCGTGCTGTCCGCCTGCATGGAGTCCGGACAGATCGCCCCGGGGAATGAAAAGGCGTTTTACAAGACATACTATGAGGCCCTGGAGGCCGCCGGGTGCCGCCGCCTGGAGCCCTACTGCTGCCGGCACACCACCGCCACCGCCCTGGCCATCGACAAAACCATCGCGCCCCAGACCATCCAGCGGATCATGCGCTGGAGCTCCACCCGGATGCTGGATCGCTACGCTCACCCGGATGACAGTGCGATTTTCGCGGCCCTGGACGGCGGCAAAGCACAAAACAAGGCCGGCACTGGCTAAACCGGCGCCGCGCCTGACTCCCTGTTAGCCCTGCTAAGGGAGTAGTCGGTGAATAACCGAGCCCGGGTTCAAATCCCGGCTTCTCCGCACGACCCCGCAAACACTGCGTTTGCGGGGTTTCTTGTGTTTCACGAAAATAGATGTGCAAACAGCGGTGTATAGGTGTACAAAGTACAGCGCAAAGTACAAAATGAGCGTGTTTTGAGCAGATTTAAAGGGCCCCCTCAGGGGCCCTGGCCAGTCAAGTGCACTGCTCCTTGACCAGGCCATTCCAGATCTCCATGTACTCCTCGGCGGTCAACCCTTCCGGGATGTCCCATCCGTCATTGTGGAAAGTTTCCAAATCCTGAGTGGCGGTGTCCAGGGTCATGGGCTGGCTGTAGTCGTCAGAGTTTTCCCACAGGCTGCGAACAAATTCGTGCTTCGTCATGAGTGTTTCCTCCTTGCTTTCATGTCTCTCATTCGGTGACGCTGGCCTCCGCTTCGGCCAGTTCTATGACAATCCGGTGGTTTTCCTGGTCCACAGTTTTCTGCACCTCGGCGGTGGTCCCGTCCGGGCGGACGAATCCGGCATCTCTGGCCTCTTTACTCCCCAGCAGGACGAAATACCCAGTGATGTAGCCGCCTTTCAGCCTCTTGGGGTAGAGCTTCATTCATCCCGTCCCCCTTTCCGCTTTGCCCTGATCCCGTCCAACAGCGCCGTCGCCCCGGCGGTCAGGATCGCCGTCAGCACGGCCCAGGCGATATAGCCCCAAATTGTGTTAAACATCTTGCGATCCCCTTTCTTGTGTTGTATAATCTTTGCAGAGAGGGCGGTTGCCCGCCCCCTCTGCTACAGCCCGATGAGCTTGATGATCAAGGCAGCCAGCAGGCTTGTAGCCAGGGAGATCAGGAAGCTCTCACGAAGCTCCCTGTTCCGCGCCGCCCGCTCAAGGCGGCGTTTTTCTGTCCTCCGCATTGCTCTCACCTCCTTTCCACGCTCTTAGTATATCATAGGTTGAACCTAATTACAAGCCCTTTTTTGTTTTTTTTGACAGAGAATTTGCAACTTTTTTGCCAGTTTTTTGCCAAAGATTTGCGCAAAAAAAGCGGGAGCGCTCAGGCTCCCGCTGCGTGTGTCAGCCGTTCCCGTCCAGATCGGGCGGCTCATTCTCCGGCTGCTTGGTCTCCTTGTCCAGCTCAGGCAGCCCGGCCAGGGCCAGGAGCATGGCGGTGATGAAACCCAGGGCGCCGGCGGAGAGGGCCGCCAGCCAGTTGACGTCCCCCAGCACCAGGGCGCCGGTGCCGATGTAGGCAAGCATGGCCTCCGCGAAGGTGCGGACAGCGCGGATCAGGGCGGCCTCCAGCCACTTCATCCAGTTCCGTTTCATGTAGACGATTCCTCCTCACTCATGCCGGTTCTCCAACTGATCCAGCCTATGGTGCGCGCTCTTGCAGCTGGACTCCACCGCGCTGAGGCGCTCGCTCAGGCCGTTGACGCGCTCCCGGGTGGTGCGCATCTCCACCCGGATGTCTTCCACGCCCGAGGCGATGCCGTCCAGCTTGGTCTCCATCCGGGCGCTGCCGGCGGCGTCGGTGCGGGTGTCCTTCCGGGTGCCCAGCAACAGGCCCACCACGCTGACCATCACAGCGCCCAGGGCGATCATCGTTCCGGTATCCATTCAGCCCACCCCCTCCCCGGCCTCGGTCAGGTACTTCACCATCATCCACCCCTGGGCATGATAGTCCACCCGCGCCCACTCGCCCTCGATCTGCATGACGGTCACTTGCGTGCCCACGGGGAGCTGGGCCAGCTTCGCGCCACCCGGTTTTGCCCGGACGTTGACGGACTTGCCGTTGTCGGCAGTGACCAGGGCGTCGGAGCCCGTGATGGTCGGCTGCATGGGGGTCGCCTCCTTCGATGGGGTACCGGCCAGGAGCCGGTCGATCTTCTCACCGTAGCTGAGTTTGTTCCACAGGCCCACCCGGTTCCAGCCGCCCCGGATGGACTTGCCGGAGAAGGCGCTGGTGGCCACACAGCCCCGGGTGGAGCTGGAGTGGATCGCGCCGTCGCCGTGGAGCGCCTTGCCGATGATGAGCTGCCGGAGGCCGTCCGGCGCGGTGGCGTAGTCCCGGAGCATGGCCTGGGCGGTGCGCCCGGTGTAGATGCCGATGTGGGAGGCGTTGCCGATGCCGTCGCCCTTGTACTTCTCCGGCTCGTTGTCGTTGTGCTCCAGGATGAACAGGAACGCGCCCCGGGGGATCGTGCCAAACTTCGCCTTGCACTCCTCCGGCGTCCCCGTCCAGGTCATCTTGCGGAACCAGGCATTTGACCCGGGCAGATTCTCCCGGCATCCGCAGTCCGCCAGACACTTCTCCACGAAGGCCTGACAGTCCATCTCGCTGTAGGGTGTGCCCAGGTACTTGTCCCCCGCCAGGGAAACGTGCTCAGCGTTCACCATCTCGATCCGCCTCCTCACATCCGCCGTCATCCACATGGAGCCAGCGCTCAGAGCGCTCCTCCTCCCGCGCCGCAATCTTGCACAGCCCCGCCGCCAGGAGCAGCAGCGGGGCCATGCACAGCGCCAGGGTCAGGACGGTGTCCATCACGCCTCCTCGGCGGGCGTCTCAGGCTCGGCCTCCGGCTCCGGCGCGTTCCACACCTTCCGCTCGATCGTACCGCCCTCGATGGTGCCCAAGTCGATGGCGTCCACCTCGTACCAAGCCTCGTTAGGTGCAGGCTGCGTCATTAGCTCCATCCGTCGTCTCATTAAGTCGCCCATGATCCCACCACCCCGTAAACACCGTCAGCGATGCTGATCTCGTAGGTCGTATTTGCCGCACATCCTGTCCACCACGCGGGCATTTTCACCGTGCTGGGCAGGACAAGCTGCGTGGGCGTGGTACCACTGGTGAAGCGGACAGAGCAGAGACCGGAGGCGCAGGGAGTGAAGTCCAGGCTGTCCAGGGTGCCGCAGGTGTAGCTACAGCCGGGGATCGCCGTGATGACTGGTGCCGTGCCGGAGACGGTGCAGGTGTTATCCGCAGGGATGCTCCCGCCCGTCAGCCTGACCTTGTAGAGCTTGTCGGCCGAGTTGTCCGCGAAGTACGCATAAACCATGCCGTCGGCATCCGTGACAACGTGACAGCCCTCCGTCTCGCCGAAGCCCCGGAGGATGATGGAGCCGATGTACCGCCTTGTGGCCACCTGCAACAGGATAATTCTCGGTGTACCGCTCCCGGCGGAGTTCATGATGTACCAGACATTCCCCACGCGGGAAGCGCCCTGGAAATAAGCCAGCGGCATCGTATAGCTCTGGGCGATTTCCTGGAGCGTGTCCGTCGCGGAAGTCCACGTCCAGAACGACAGGTTGTTGGACGTGCCAGACCACGAGATCAGGTAATACGTGCCGTTGCTGGCGTTTGCGACGCTGGTATATACCAGGTTGTGCCCGGCGGGCATCGTCGGCATCATGTCGCCCGTGATGGTGTTGGTGTCGAAGTCGTAGATGTAGGCGTGCCGGGTCTCCTGATCGGTCTGATAGTCCGTGGACGCGGTGACGAGGAATTGACCGTCCGCAAGCAGCTCAACGCCTTGAACGTGCCCGAACTGGGTAATGCCGGTCTTGGTCTCCGGGATGGATGTCGGCGTTATCATCCGGACGCTGCCATTGGCGAAGACGTACAGGTCGCCGCCCTTGTAGATGACGGCCTGCAGGCTTTCGTTCCACCCGCGGTAGAACTGTTTGAACGGCAGGTTTGTGCCGCCCCACACGCTGCGGGTGCCATCCGTCAGCATCCACGGCAATTCGTCCGCCCAGCCGCCGGAGAGCGCGGTGGTGTACACCCTCACGCTGCCGAGCATTTCGATGGCTGTGGCGATGCTCGCGTCCGTGTTTTCGTACCAGACAAATGCCGCCAGGGTCTTGGCCGTCGCGCTGGTGGTGTAGGTGATCTCCCCGGCAGTCCAGTCCGATTCCACGTTGTGAACGTTCTGCACGGGGGAGCTATAGGTCAGCGTTGTCTCTGAGCTCTCCGCAATGACGAACCGGCTTCCCGGCGTTTTCGCGATTTTGTACGTGGTATTCGGCTCGCATGGGAACCAAACCGTCCTGCGGTCATTTGTGCTCGTGGAGATCTTCGTATTGCCAACCGATGCCGTCAGGATACGCAGATCCGGCACGATCTCCCTGACCGCCCCGATATTCGCCCTGGCCTGCGCCGCCTGGGCGGGGGTGAGGGTCTGGGCGATGTCGTGGCGGACTACTCCGGCGGAAAGGGTGGAGTAGTCGCTGGGGATGGTGGCCACCACGCGCTCGATCTCGGCCACCAGCTCCTCGACAGAGGGGATGATGTCCTCATCGTCCACCACGGTGTCGGAGTCCGTCCGGCAGACGATTCCCACGCAGGCGTAGATGCAGGTGCGGGTATCGCCCTCCGCCAGGAAGACGGCCAGCTGAATCCGCCCGGGCACGCCGTAGCAGGCCCTGGTGAGCACCACGTGCGCCGCGCCGTCCTCATCGATCCAGGCGTTGTCGCCCATGATCTCGACCATGGTGTTGTCCGCCCGGAGGCATTTCGCCGTGACCGTGCCCGAGAAGGGGACAGGCTCCCGGCTGCGGGTGCCCTGGATCACGAACTCATGCGCTGTCTCCTCCGCCGTGAACACGCAGCCCGTGAGGTTGTCCACCCCGTGGGGCGCGTCCAGCGGCACGACGCGGCTGATGGTAATGGTCGCCATCTGTTCATTCCTCCTCTGTCGCCGGGGTCGCCTCCGGCGTAGGTTCCTTGGGCAGACGCTCCGCCCAGGTCAGTATCGCGTCCTGCAGCCGCAGGGCGTTGCTCACGTGCTGCATGGCCTCCCGCTCCCGTGCCGGCAGCCGGACGCTCTCCAGCTCCGCGATGGTGGCTCTGATGGCTTCGATGATGGTCATGTGTGCGCCTCCTCAACAGTAGTAGTGCCCGGCGGAGAGTTTGTAATAATTCCCGTATTCATCCTTAGACCACAGGCCATTCGTCATGGCTTTCGCACCGTTGCTGATAGAGATGGAGCGGAGCTTGTGCCATTTTCCGTCTGAGAGTCTGCCCCAGACATAGCCGGAGATACTGGTTTTTCCACGGGTCACGGATGTTGTCGGCTTCACGGTCTGAGGCGTGTCGCTCGAATCGCCGTTGATGTCCACATCGTCCCCGGTGAAGTCCGCAGGCACGTTGACCGTAATGGTCTTTGTGGCGCCTGTCTCCTGGTCGTCCCCCTGGGCGTCTTCATACATCACCTTGTAGGTAAATGTGCCGTTGTAGGTGATGGTGTTGCCGCCACTGACGGATATGTCCGTGTGCAGGCTGTTCGCCGTGCCCTGGGAGGCGCTGACGGTATATCTGCCGTTACTCCAAGCGCCGGTGATAGTAACGGCCCGGCTAAAAGTTCCCGCGTCCGTCCATGAAGAGCTGCCCCAGGTCTTCTTTTGCAGCTTGTAGCCGCTGCCGGAGGCGATGATCTGCACGTCGCTGACGGAGCTGGGGTCGATGGCCTGATAGGAGGCGGACGACCCGCTGCCGCTTTTGATGTAGAGCTGGTCGCCGGTGACGGAGCCGCCGGTGATCAGGGTCGCGTTGACGCTGGTGCCGTTGAAGTAGCTGCCTCCGTTGGAAATATAGAGCACATCGGTGAGCTTCGTCCCGGTGGTCAGGGAGATGGCGTCGGCGCTCAGAGCCAGGGAGGACTTGTCCGCGTTCATTTGGGCCACGATGCTGGCACTGTTCACCACGTTGGTGCCGTCCCGCTTTGTCACCACCAGGCTGATGGCGTTGTCCGTCTGCGAGATCCTGCTCTCCGCCGTGGTGACCCGGCCTTCCAGGTTGGTGGTGCGGGTGACGGTGGATGAGATGTCCCCGGCGTTCTGGATGATCTGGGAGGTGAGGTTGACCTTGCTGTCGGGGCTGAAGATGTATTCGCCGGTGGCGGGGTCGGTGGCGATGGAGCCGTCGGGGTTCAGCACCACGCCGATGGCGGTGACGGTGGAGCGGACGCGGGTTTTCTCCGTCTCGAACTCCACGCTGTAGTTGTCCAGCGTCTGCTTGTTCTTTCTTGCCGAGCCCGCGGCGCCGGAGGCCGTGCGCTGGACGATGCGGATGGAATCCGTAAACGAGGGCAGCGTGTTGGCCAGGCTGACGGTCACCCGATCCGGGTCTCTCAGGGGATCCGGATAGGTCACCGCCACCACCCGCTCCGCGAAGGTGTGTCCGTAGTCCGGGAGCGCCACCCTGCACATTTTTCCCAGGGACGCCCTGTCCCAGCTGTCCCCGGTGAGGCGCGCCAGCTCCCGGCCCTCGATCTGGATCTGCACGGTGGGCTGGGCGTGCTGGGCGAAGAACGCCCGCACCCAGGCCTCCGCCTCCGGCCAGCTGGCCGCGCTGAGATCATCGTGGGTGTCGATGCTGGCCGGCTTGGTCACCACGCCCCATTCCGCCTCGGCGGCCGCCCCGGCGGTGTAGATCCGCACCTGGCTGCTCCCGCCGCTGGTGACGCTGAGCACCAGCCGGGTGCAGAGGTCGGCGTCGTTGTAGGTGACGGCGCAGCTGGTGATGTTGCGGGCCAGGCGGAACTCGCAGGCGGTGTCCGTGGGTTTCGCCCGCAGCGCCACCCGCCAGGGGAACACGCTCATGTCGTATTCCAGGTAGTAATCGCCCTCCGCGGGGGCGACCCCCTGCAGGAGATCCGCCAGGGTGTCGTAGCTGATCTCCTTACCGTTGATCATCTCCTGGCTCTCGCAGTCCCGCAGCGCCCAGGGCTTCAGCCCGTCGATGAGGTGCGTCTGCTTGCTGAGCAGCTCGGACAGGAAGGCGCCGGTGTTCCCGGTGAAGGTCTCGCTCTCGGCCCCGGCCTCCTCCGGCTCCCACAGGCTGTCCGCCAGGATGTCGATGCCGTGCATCAGGGTGAGCCGCCGCTGCCGTTTGAGGGTCTGCTCGATGTTGGTCACTCGCCACACGCCCCAGCTGCCGTCCGGGCCGTAGAGGGTGATCCAGTCGTGCAGGTTCACCGTCGGGCCGTCCTCCGGCAGGGTCATGGTGGCCTGGCTCACCTCGTGCAATTTGAAGTCCACCTGCAGGGCCGTGGGCGCCAGGCGCGCCGCCTCGGCCATCTCGCCGTCCATCAGGACTGGCATCCGGATCACTGCCACCGCCCCCTCGTCTCAAAAATCACGCTGCACGCGGCATTGGCCTCGAAGCTCACCGCCGCGCTGCCGGGTGCGAGGATCAGGTCGTCCGCGCTGGCCGCCGTGCGTTTCCGGATCAGGCTGACGCCCCCGGAGGCGATCTGCAGGCGATCCTGCCCGTCCCGGGAGAATGTCAGCGGCGTCCCCGCCGGCACCGCCAGCTCCGTCAGCTGGATGGTGTGCGCTCCCGCGGTGACGGTGAGATCCGTCAGCGCGCTCTCCGGGGTGACGGTGACCCCCGCGGGCGTCTCCGCCGTGCCCGGCACCCACAGCGCGTCCGTGGCGCTGGTGCCGGAGAGGCTGGTCCGGGTGGGCACCGTGTCCTCCCAGTAGGGCGGCGCCACCGCCGTCCACACCACCTGCAGCTCCTGCGTGTAGTTCCGGGCGTCCCCCAGGCTTGGCAGGCCGATGAGCACCACGTGGAGCCGCCGGTCGGGATGGTTGCTCAGCTGGAGCACGCTTCCGCAGGCCCAGGCGGCCAGCTGCTCCGCGCAGTGCGACCGCCGGGCCAGATCCCGCACCTCTTGGATGGCCACCCGCAGGGTGATTTGCAGGTTTCGCCGCTGGCGGTAGCTGAGCCACTGCCCGTCGCCGCCGGGGCGATCCAGGAAGGTCACCGTCAGCTCCGGGGCGTTCTCGCTCACGCCCTGGATCAGATACGGCCCCAGGCTGGATAGCGCCACGCCGTCCATCAGGGCCTCAATGTGCCGTCTGGCCATGTCGTCACCTCCGCGCCTGGAGCCGTGCGCCCAGGTTCTCGTCCACGATGGGCACCAGGGTCTCGGCCAGGATGTCCTTGTCCATCATCAGCAGGATCTTGATGGTGGGCGTGCCGCTGCCGCCGCTGCCGGAGGAGGAGCCGCCGCCCCTGTTGCCGCCGCCGGGATTCCGGCTCTTGGTGCCGCTGTCTTCCATGCTCTGGGCCTTCTCCACCGCGGAGAGCATCTCCCCGGCGGCCGCCTCCGCGGAGATCCGGCTGCCGTTCACCGCGTCGAAGAGGCTGCTCACGCTCTCGGCCAGCTTTTGACCGCCGCTCCGCTGCAGGCCCACGATGAAGCCCTCGCCGGTGAGCTCGCCCAGCTTCTCGGTCACCCGGCTGGGGCTGTGGATGTCCAGGGCGCCCCGGATGGTCTGCGCCACCGTGTCGGCCAGGGATTGCGCCGCCCGGATGGCGTCCCCCGCCTTGGCGTTGATGCCTCGCGCCAGGCCCAGGGAGGCGTTTTTGCCGATGGCCTCGAAGACCTTGGACGGGCTGTGCTCGTCCAGGGTGTCCCTGGCCGCGTCCACGGCGCTCTGCGCCACGTCACTGGACGCGTCGGACACCTCGTCCATGGCTGCCAGCATGCCGTCCACGGCGGAGTAGTCCAGGTTCTCGGCCATGGATTCCACTTCCGCCTCGGTATCGGCCAGGCCGTCGCCCATGCTCTGGTTCAGCCGCTTCACCGCCTCGGTGCCGGTGGTGTCCATCTGGTCGTAGAGATCCTCGGCCTGTTCGTCGATGCTCTCCAGCATGTCGCCGAAGATGCCCGTATTGCCATAACCGCCGAAGAGACGGTTCATGCCGCCGTTGAAGCGCCACTCCTGGGCGAAGTTGGTGCCGCCGTATCCAGCCAGTGCCGCCGCCTCCCGGAAGGCGTCCGACCCGGTCACCGCCGCGATCAGTTCCTCGGTGACGGCGCCCTGTTCGCCTGCCTCCTGGATCTGCCTCCGCGCCTCGGCGATGGCGGTGTATGCCCGGGTGTACTGGTCGTCCCCGGTGAAGACCGCCTCCGCCGCGACCCGCTGCTCCCGCTGCTCCTCATTCCGCGCCCGTGCCTCGGCGTCCCGGTTCATCTGCTCCTGGCCCTTGTACAGCGTGAACGCGCCGGCCGTGAGGCCGATCAGCCACGGGGCAACGGTAGAAACAGCAGTAGAAAGCCACGTAGCTCCGCCTGTGGCGACTGCGGGTGCAACACTGGTGCCGACAGATGTGCCCACGGACGATCCCGTCGGTACGGTGGGAACCGTCGGAACCTTTCCGCCCCCGAACACGCTGGACAGGTTCGCCAACGGCGTGTTCTTCAGGAGCGTCATGAAGAGAAGGACTTCCTTGGTGATCTTCAGACCGGCGTAGGCGGTGGCCATGATGCCGATGACGGTGGCCACGCTGCGGCCGTTGTTCTTGATCCAGTTGAATCCGTCTTTCAGGGCGCTGACGCCCCGGGCGGCGCTTTCCACCAGGCTGGTGAAGTCCACCTCCCCGGTGAGGGCGGTGATCACGCTGGAGACGGCGTCGCCCAGGCTGGAGAGGGCTTCCTGCCCCTCTTCGCTTTGCGCCCATTCGATGAGCTTGTCCGTCACCTGGGTGATGGTGGTGGCTACGGTCTGCAGGGCGGGGGACAGCTCGGCCATGACGCTGTTTTTCAGCGTCTCGAAGCTGGTCTGCATTCGCTGGACGCTGTCGTCCAGGCCGCCCAGGGCCAGGATCTTGTCGTCGCTGAGGATGTACCCGGCCTCCTCGGCCTCGGCCACGTAGCCCTCCCAGGCCTCCCGCCCTGCTTCAATCAGGGGCTTCAGCTCGGAGAACTTCTTGCCGAAGATGGTCTGCGCCATCTGCTCCTGCTGCTCCACGTCCCCCAGGGCGCTGATGGCCTCGATGGTGTCCCAGAAGATGTCCTGCCGGCTGCGGTCTTCGCCCTTGTCCTTCAGCTGGACGCCCAGATCCTGCATGGCCTCCGTGGCGGCCTGCGCCGGGTTCACCAGCCTCACCATGGCCGCCTGGATGGTGGAGACCTCGGTGTCCACGAACTTGGCCGCGTACTCCCAGCCCTGCAGGTCGTGCAGGCTGATGCCCATCTGCGTGCTGGCGGCGAGCAGGCCGTCCGCCCAGGCCGCGCTGTCGGTGCCCATCTCCCAGATGGCGCGCCCTGCCCGGGCGGCTCCCCGGACGACGTTCTCGATGTGGGTGGTGATGTTGTCGATGGCGTCGATGGTGTTCTGCAGGCTGACGCCCTCGGCCACCTTGCCCATCTCGGTGTTGAAGTCATGGGTGGCATCTTTAGCGCCTGTGATGGCGGTCTCCTGCTGCCCGAACTCGGTCTCCGTCTGGTTCAGCTCGGTCTTCATGGTGGTCAGCTTCGCTTTTGCCTCGTTCAGCGAAGTCTGCCACTTCTGCATCTCCTTGCTGTTGGGGGACACGCCCTGCTCGGTGAGCTTTTTCACCGCCGCCTCGGCGGTCTTGACCGCGGTCTCCTGCTGGGCGATCTGCTCCTTGAGGATCCGGGACTTCTCCGCGGCGAAGGCCTGGGCGTCGCCGTTGGCCTTGAACTGGGCGGTGGCCAGCTTGGTCTCGGAGTCCAGGACTTTGATGGCCGCGGCGGACTCGGACATGGCGCGCTTGTATTCCTGCTCGCCCTCCAGCTTGAATCGGGTTCTCATCTCCTGTACGGCCATGTTCTCGCTCCTTTAGTCGTAGATGGTCTCTTTTTTCCGGCGGATGCCGTGCTCCATGTCGTCATACCGCAGGCGGTAGACGTACATGTCGCAGATCTTCCCCGGGGCCATCCGGCGCATCTCGGTATAGGTCAGGCCGCTGATCAGCCCGTAGGAGATCAGCTGCCGGTGTGTCATGTGTTGTCTTTTTTTTTGATGCCCTCCAGGACGACGTCCACCTCGCCCTGCTCCTCCTCCTCGCCGGACTCCATGTTGAACCCGGCGGCCAGGGCGTTGAGCACCGCTATTTGAACTTTGGCCAGGCTGAGGGGCGCCGGGGACACGTGGATGCCGAACCATCTCCGATCCACGTCCAGCTCCCGGCCTTCCAGATCCTCGCCCGCCCGGGCCAGGATGTACAGTGTGTCCAGGAGCGTCTTCAGGGATTTGGTCTGCTCGGCGATGTTGGCCAGCTCGAAGTCCGGGATGGTGTCCTCCAGATCCGCCAGCGCGTCGGCGGTGAAAGCCAGGGCAAACGTGCGCTTGCCGATTTTGACGGGGGTTGTTTTCATGCTGCCCTCCTGAAAAGCCAGGGCGTCAGGCCGCAGCCTGCGCCCTGGCCTGTGGGTTAGGTGGTGATGCCCGCCAGCTCGTTCAGCCAGGCGATGCACTCGGTGTCGCTGGTGAAGTTGGCCTTCTTGCGGAAGGTCACGTCGCTGTCCGCGGCCACCTTCAGCGCCACGGCCTTGCCCTCCAGCGTGGGTGTCTGCCAGTTGATGGACTCCTGGCGGGTGTCGCTGGTCTCGTTGGTGAAACCGAACAGCGCCTTGTAGATCCAGACGCCCTGGTACGTGGTGACGCCGTTCTTGCGGCGCACCCGCATGTAGCCCAGGCCGACATAGTTGGCGCTCTTGGCGGTCTCCAGATAGTGGATCTTCTCCGTCTGCCCGCTGCCGGTGGTCACCTTGTCCAGCAGACCCAGATAGACCTGGGTCTCCTCGTCCACGTCGTCCACGCCGATGGTGACGCTCATGGCGGTGATGCCGTTGTCGTCCTCGGCGTCCACGTCGTCCGCCCGCAGCGGGTTGCTGCCCCGGGTGATGGTCAGGTTGGCCTGGATGGCCTTGCCGACCACCATGCCCGCGTCATAGGTGGGCTCGCTGCCTGCGGTGTGGGCGTCAAGCGTCGCAGCCACAACGTGCTGCATGCCGATGAATGCCATAGGTTGTCACGCTCCTTTATGTGGGTACATTGCCGTCTTTGAGGTACTGCTCCCACATCTGCGGGAGCTTCTTGGCGATCCTGGGCTCGGCCTTGGCGTCCGCCTCGTCCACCCAGTCGTCGCCGCTGCGGGTTTTCCAGGCTTTCTTGCCGTAGTGGAGCACGTAGGCCTTGGTGGCGTTGCGCACGGGCTTCTTCCTGCCCTTGCCGTCCTTCCCCTGGGGGTAGACGTCCACGTACTTGATGCCGGAAATGGTTTTCACCTCGTGGGCGTAGCCGATGGCCTCGATCATGGCGCCGCTGCGCCGGTGCCGCCGCCGCTCGGCGACCTCGACCCATGCGGCCTTGATCTCCTCGCCCGCGGCCAGCACCATGGCGTCGGCCATCTTGCCGCTGTTCTCGCCCATCTTGCGCATCTGCGCGATCATGTCGTCCAGGCCGGATGTGTCCAGCACGGCCATCTCCTCACCCCCAGAAACAGATCACGCGCCAGCGCCAGTGGGTGAAGCCGCTGTCCGGCTCGTAGGCCGCGGCGGACACCACCCGCCAGGTCACCCCGGCGGCGGTCATGGCCTCTTCCACGTCGGCGGCCTGGGCAAACCCGGGCTCGCCCCAGATGTACAGATCCACCGTGCCCATGGCGGCGCGCTCCGCGTGTCCGTCATCCGCCATCAGGCTGGCGTCCCCGTCCAGGGCATACACGCCGTAGTCGCTCTGCATCTCCTCCGCGTCCCGCCATTCGCCCTCGGCGAAGGGGATCCGCAGCCGGCTGAGGGCCTTTTGCAGGTCACTGTAGCACATCGACACGCTGGATCACCCTCTCGATTGTCAGCTCCATGTGCAGGCGCTTGGTGGTGTAGTGGCGAATGATGGCGTACCGCCTGCCCTCGAAGAGGCAGATGGTCTCGCCCTGGTAGTTGTCATAGTGCCCGATGTCCAGCACATACTCCGGGTTGTGGCCGATGTCCATGGCCTTGTAGCTCTCCGTCATGCTCACGTTCAGCACGTCGCAGGGGAGCACCCGGGCGCCGCCGGTCTCGGCGTCGTAGACGCCCCGGGCCTTCGGCGCCGCGGAGAGCAGCGTCACCTCAGAGGATCGGATCACGCTCATGCGTCGACCTCCCCCCAGTCGGTGTAGCCGGTGGCGGACTGCAGCTGGCCTTTGATGGCGTCATAGCTCCGCTGCAGTCTGTCCACCACATCGCCGTCCTCCCGGCCGAAGTGCATCCGGCAGTAGACCAGGATGGCCAGCTGGAGCAGCTCGTCGGGGTTCTCTCCCAGCTCCACGCCTGCCACGCCCAGGTCGATCTTTGCCGCCGTGATCAGGCTCCCCAGATCCTCGTCGTGCAGGGTCGTGCCCTCGCAGCGGCATGCGCGTTTTGCTCTCTCCAGCAGGCTCATCCGGTCTCACTCCTTTGTTATCCCTGCGCCGCCAGAATCTCGGCGATGATGTCCGCCTTCCTGGTGGCGGTCAGGGTGATGCCCCTCTCCTCAGCGAGGGCCCTGAGCTGGGCGATGGTCAGGGCCGAGAGCTCATCCGCTGACAGCGGCTCGTCCTCCTCAGCGTCCGCCCCGCTGTCAGGCCCGCTGAGGGTCATCAAGACTGCTTCACGGTCACCTTGGCGAACGCCTTGGGCGCCAGCAGCTTGCACTCAAACCGCGCATAGCCGGCGTAGGTGATCACGTGCTTCTTGATGTCCTTTTCGCTCTCCACCATGATGTCCTGCACCATGTTGCCCACGACCTGCTTGGGATAGCCGATGTAGAGCACGTTGGCGGCCACGCTGTCCTCGACCTTGACGGGGCAGCCGATGAGCGCGCCCTCAGCGCCGTTCTGGGCGTTGAGCTGGAACACAGGGCGGCCGGTGGTGTCCACCATGCCCACCAGGTAGTTGTAGATGGTGGCGCGGTTGCCGTAGACCACGGCCTGGCCGTTGGCGTTCTGCAGCAGCGCCATGGCGGCGGCCACCTCGGCGAAGGTCAGCTTCTTGGCGGTTGTGGTGGTCACGGCGTTGTTGGTGCTGTCGAAGTCGGTGCCGATCTGGGTCACCACGTCCGCGGCCAGGGCGGCGCCCAGGCGGTCGGCGATCTCGCTGGTCAGGAAGGTCTCGAAGGCGTCGATGCTCATCTGCGCCATGGCGTAGCTGATGTCCACGTGCTTGGAGAAATCCTTGCCGGTCAGGGTCACCTTCACGAAGGTGTTGATCTCGTCGTCATTGGCGGCGGCCTCGTTGACGGTGGCGGCGTCGCCCTGGGTGATGGCGGTGCGCTTGGCCACCTCCAGAATGGTGCCGGTGCGGTACAGGGTGATGTCGCCCAGGATCGCGTGCTGCTCGCCGATCAGATCCCAGACCTGATTCAGCATGTTGCGGGGCAGCACGTTGGCCGCGCCGTTGGTGGCGTCGCCGGTGACGGCCACGTAGGCCGAACGCTCCTCGGCGGTCAGCTCCTTGTCCAGCAGGGTCTTCAGGAAGGCGCTGCGGTACTCGGGAGAGGCGGCGTCGTAGTGCTTCTCGGCCTCGCTCTTGCCGCCCATCAGGGTGCGCACCACGGTGCCGGCGCCGGCGGCGATGCGGCTGCGCATCTCGGCGCGGCGGCTGGCCTCGGCGATCAGGGCGCTCTTGCGCTCGTTGATCCAGTCCATGGCGTCGGAGAGGTTCTGCAGATCCGCGTCGGGCGCGTCCATGCGGGAGCGGATCTCGTTCACGGTGTTGTCCAGCTCATCGGCGGTCATGCCCATGATCTGCTCGCGGGTGAATTTCATAGCGTTGTCCTCCTCACATCATCTTGAGTTTAATGGCCAGCTGCTGCTTGGCCCTCCGCCGCGCCTCCACAGCCTGCAACTCCTGCAGGGCCCAGTTGGTCGCTCCGCCTTCCAGGCCGCGGGCGAAGATTTCAGTCGCGCCATTCGCTGGAATGGACACGGCGGAAACGTCGTACACCTTGCGCACGGCCAGGATGCGCCGCCGCAGGGTCACCATGCCGGTTTCATGGTCTTCCACGTACTCCCGGCTGTCCTGATCCACCGTGAAGGCCCAGGACATGGTGTCCGTGTAGCCTCCCCGGATTTCGTCCGCCACCTGGCGCCCCAGCTCCGTGCCGCCCAGCATGCCCACGATGTGCAGGCCGTGGTCGTCCACGTCCAGATCCAGGGTGCCGTTTTTGTTCCGGGCGAACACGCGCCCGTGGTGGTCGTACTGCATGATCACGTCGCTCATGTCCGCGTGGTCGAAGGCGTGGGCGTCCACGCACTCCTCGACGATGTAGCCGCCGTCGCGGTAGAGCTCGTAGTAGTTGTCGAAAGTAGTAGCGTAGCCCTCGACCTCATAGCTGGGCTCCTTGTCCTCCCGGGTTCTCAGCTCCAGCGGTCGGGCCAGGTTCCGGAACTCCCTGCCCTGGCTCAGCTGCCGCTCCAGCCAGTCCGGCGTCTCATTCCTCGGCATCGTGCGTGTCCTCCTCTCCGGTCTCTCCGGTCTTCTCCGTGGGCGGGTTGCCCGCGTCGTAGTATTCGCCCCGGGTGGGGATGCGGTTCCCCACCTCCTCCGGCAGCGGCGCCAGGTTCAGCACCTGCCGCATCTCGTTGACGGTCATCACGCCCCGGTCGCCCGCGTCCCGGATCAGGCTCAGCTTGTCCGCGTTGCTCATGTACTGGATCCGGTTGGAGGCGAAGTGGATGGTGTTTCCGGCGCCGATCTCCCGGTCGGTGAACAGCATCCGGGTGATGGTCTCGCTCAGCAGGATGGCGAAGGGCTCCACCGCGCCCTCGTAGTAGGCGCTCCAGGCGTCGCCGAAGGCTGCGTTCTGCAGCACCTGCTCATTAACGCCGAAGTAGTTGAACACGTTCTCCTGGATGATCTTCAGCTGGTCGGCGTCCACCGTGTAGGGTTTCTGGTCGATCTGCCGGATGTCCTCATACGTGTTTGGCATCAGCAGCAGGCCGCCGCTCCCATCTTGAAGCTGTTCACGGTTGAACCGTTTCCGCTCCTTCGCCAGATCCTCGGACTTGGAGAAGTTTTTCAGCCTCGCCATGAACCGGAAGGTGGCGCCGTTTTTGATGCCCTCGGTGATGCCCTGCCGCTGCATCTCCAGCAGCTGCATGGTGGCGTTCAGGGCGCCGTTCCCGCCGCCCACGAAATCGTCCCGCAGCTGGAACTTCGGCAGGATGCCCACCCGGCTCAGCTCGATGGCTGCCCGCTCCCCGCTGGCGAAGGTGAACCGGAGGAAGGGCTCGTCCCGCTCGTTGCGCACCAGCTCCGCCCCCGCCGGCCAGATGGGGAAGATGCCCACGGGCTCGTCGGCCTCGTCCAGCACCGGCACGATGTAGGCGGTGGTGGCGGCATCCCAGATGGTGCTCACGCGGTAAAGGAACGTTGTCCAGGTCATCCATTCGTTCGGGCCGGAGCGCATCCGCGCCCGGAGCTTCCCGTGGGCGGTGCCCGTGAAGACGGGCTCCAGTTTCTGTACCGCCCGGGCCCTGGCGTCGATGGCCGCCCGGATCAGCTCCGACTCATACAGCTCGCCCCGCCAGTCCCGGAAGACGGGCTGGTAGCCTGTCAGCGTCTGCCAGGTGCCGCCGGTCACGGCCCTGGGGCGCAGCGCCCCGAAGATCCGGTCGAACAGGCCCATCGTATACCTCCTCCGTTATCCGATATTCTGCAGCTGCCCGCCGATCTCGTCGTGGAAGCAGCTGCGCATGCACATGGCGTCCAGCAGCGCCGCCATGCCGTCGATGTGGCACACCCGGCGCAGCTTCACCAGTTTCCGGAGATTGTTCTCCGCGTTCACCCGGACGGCGCTGTCCAGCAGGTGGACTTTCAGCAGGTCGTTGTCCCCGATCCGGAAGGCCCCGTCCGCAAAGCGCCCCTCCGTCTCGTTGATGACCCCGGTCAGGTTCTCGCCCTGCTTCACCTTGCTCATGCGGAAGCCGTACTGCTCCATCTCCTGCACCAGGTACTGGGCGCTGTAGGGGTCATAGCCCACCGCCAGGGGCAGAATCTCGTAGCGCTCAATCAGCTGCACGAACCAGTTGTAGCAGTCGTGATAGTCCACGTAGTTCTCGCCGCTGAGGGTGAGCAGCCCCCGGCTGGCGTAGATCCGGTAGGGCAGGCCGTCCCTGGCCTCCGCCTCCTTCAGCTTCTCCCTGGGCAGGAAGAACTGGGCGAACACGTTGAGCTTGCCCTCCCGCTCGATGATCACGCAGCAGGCGGTGAGGTCGGTGGTCTGGGAGAGGTCGATGCCGCCCACGCAGTAGCTATGGGCGAAGTCCTCCAGGCGCAGCCCTTCGCCGCAGGCCGCCGCCACCGTCTCCGCCTTCAGCCAGGCCTGGGTGGCGTTCTGTTTCAGGCAGCAGTATTTGGTGATGAACTCCACCTTGCGGCTCAGGGAGGTGTACGCCCCGTCGATCTGATCCAGCATGAACCGGTTGGAGACGGAGACCCCCAGCCCCGGCAGGCTCTTCCGCAGCTCGTTGAGGTCGTCCCACTTCCGGATGTCGTCGATCATGTACAGGATCGGCAGCAGCCTGCTCTCCCGCCCGTCCCCGTTGAGGAAGGCGGTGGCGCGCTTCACCAGCTCGTCATAGATCCCCTCGTCCTCATAGCCGCCGCTGGTGATCATGAAGGTGATGGGCTGCGACCTGGCGCCGGTGCCGGACACCATGACCTCGTACTGCCGGATGCCCTTCAGCCCCGGCCAGCTGGCCCCCTCGTCGCAGGTGGTCAGGTGCGGGTTGTACCCGTCCGCCTTTTTCTCGTTGAAGGCGATCTTCTTGATGCTGGCGTTGGTGGCGTCCACGAAGAGATCCTGCTTCCGGGGCCGGGTGCGGTCGCTCAGCGCCGGCTCGTGCTCCACGTTGAACCGGAACGCGCTGTAGACCAGGTCGGCCTGATCCAGTTTCGGCGCCACGCAGTAGACCTCCGCGCCGTACTCCCCGTCCCCGTAGACCATGTAGGTCATGATGGCCGCCGCCAGGGTGCTCTTGCCCATCTTCCGGCCCACCACCATGAACACCTCGCGGAAGTGCCTCAGCCCGTCCTCGTCCACGATGCCGAAGATCAGGGACACCGCCGCCTTCTGCCACAGCTGCAGCTGGAGCCTCCCCGGCGCCAGCGCGCCCTTGTTGTGGTGGCAGAACCGCTCGATGAACCTAATGGCGTTGTTCGCCTTCTTCTGGTCGAACCGCAGCCGCCCCGCGTCCAGATCCGTCACGATCCGCTCGTACAGCATCCGCACCCATTTCCCCACCACAATGGATCCGTTGCTGATGCCCTGCCAGTAGGCCAGGATGTAGTTATCCATCGTCGTTCAGGAAGTCCGCCAGGTCGTCGGTCTTCCGCATCTCCGCCGGCACCAGATCCGTCAGCTGCCGGATGATCGCCTGGTAGTTTTTGTCCAGCTTCACGAACAGCGACGCCTGCGGCCGCTCCCGCGGATACGGCTCCACCTTCTCCGATTGCTGGAACATCTCCACCATGCCGTTCTCCTGGATGTCCCGGTGCAGCTCGTTCAGCCGCACCCGGAGCCGCGCCGCCTGGGCGAAGAGCCCCTCGGCCAGCTTCCTCTTGTTCTCCGGCATCCCCTCGAACAGCCGCTCCAGCCGCTTGTACTCCCTGGCCTCCGCCAGCGGCGCCGCCTCCTGCATCTCCCTGACCTGCTGCAGCAGATCCAGCACCAGCCCGATCTGTTTCGGCGTCATCTTCCCCAGGCTCTTCGCAATCTCCGTCAAAGTCTGCCGATCCGTGGCCATTTTCTCGCCTCATTTCGCCCCTGGTAGGGAGGGGTGTTTCTCCTGCGCGCGCATACGTGGGTGCCTATGTGCGACCCGTGGAGCGTTTTTCCGATG